TATAAAAATTGAGCGCAGGTCTGCGGCGTATACTACCAGCAAGATCTGGAAACCAATTCTCCATATGCTTGGATGCTGCACGGTAGAAGTCTACATCTACTCTATCATATAGACTCTCATCTACCTCCCCTCGGGTGAATCCTGTAGTATGCTGGTATCTTGCCATATTTAACTCATCATCGGGTTATACCCACGCCGTAAGTATATCTGCATAAGTTTGAGTACAGGGCTGGGAGTTTGCTGGGAATCGATAGCACGAGCCGTGCGGCGAGCTAACTGTGCTTGCTGGTACATAACGTCTGCCCGGTTTACCTCATCGGTAAGAGTTACCGCCACGGACGCAGCAAAATCAAAAGACACGACCTTTTGAAAAAATTCCGGCCAGTGAGACTCGCTTACATTAGCTATATATACTAAACGAGGCTTTTTCTCGTCCGTATGTAACTGATCTCCGGTAAGTCTGTAACCGCCGTAATTTAACAGCCCCAGAACTTTCACCGCATCAGTAGGAAGTTGGTAGGTGTGGGATAGATCAGACCACCGCTTCTGCCCGCTGGGAACGGATAGCTCCGGGAGGTCTGTCTCTCTAAGGGCAAAAGACCACGGAAACTCAGCCAAGGCTGCCTTCTTGATTTCCGTATATAAGGAATCAGCGGCCATCGACTGAGCACTGCGATCAGACAAAGAGGCAAGCGGGGGCACACCCAGTCGAATGAGCCCCCGGTTAATTACTTTTAGGGAACTGGACATTGTGTACCCCCGACCGGGTTAGGGTTTAAGTCTGCGGGGTGGTATCAAGATCCTGGAGAGTTCCATCCCCGTCCACTGCACCGACCATGGGGGTGTCTGAATCGTCGTCCGGACAATAAATAAGGTCATTCTCCATAATATAACCGTCATCTACTCCTTCAGCGAAGTATTCAGCAGCGGTAATATCATCTCCACCGGCGTGGTAAAAGAAGAAATTCAGACCTTTCTTATCGGAACCAGAGGGCTTAACACCAGTACTACCCATAAGGCTTAGGTTTCTTTTTTCAAATGCCATCGTTGTTTCCTCCGTATATTAGGCCCCCGGGCGTCCGGGGGCCGTTATAATTAAGTCAACTTAAACTTCTGAACGCCATCATCCTCAATAAGAACTGCGCCCATGGACATCCAGGAGTTTACAAGCCAGGATACCTTCTGGGGAATCCAATCTACACTGGACTGCACATCCCGAGCGATACCGAGACCTACAGACGGCGTATGGAAAAATACCGCGTCCAAATCTCCAAACTCGCTCAGGCCGGTGTGCACAAGCCAGTTGAAGCCCATCCAGAAGGCGGGTTTATCACCAGTTACCAGAAGCTGTTCACGAGTGAAATCAGAGCTGGTAGCTCCGTCGATCTGTAGCAAAGCACTCAGCACAGCGGGGCTAATTACAGCCCAGCGCTGTCTGTCCATAGGAACATCACGATCGTTCAGTTCCTCGGATACAGTGGTGATTGCGGCCAGATCAAAAGCAGCGCTAGAAGTTTCGTTGGTGGCACCATCCAATACTTCAAGTATCTGATGGTCAGTTTTACGACCAAGAGCCCAAGCCGAGGCCCGTACATACTCCGAACGCATAGACCAGTTCACCTTGACCTGATCCAGTTCGTCGATGTATTCGGGGGCATAGTAGTCTTCCATGTCAGCATACACGCGATCATGCTCAACATTCATGGGAACTACGTCAGCGTGGCGGCCCTTAAAAGTGGCCATACCTTTGCCGAGTTTCGGGAAATATACCCGTTCAGCATTAACGCCATCACGAACTCGAATAGCCTGCTTAAGGAGGGAACCCTCTCTCTGGTATGCAGCTTTGACTTCGGAGGCGTATAGCTGAATAAATGAAGTAGGAACGTAAACACTCATTTTTCAACCTCCTGAAAAAATTAGATTAATGAAACTAACTACTTCAGGGTGTGCCTCTGAGAGAGGGGCCTGAGAATATGATAGAAGTAAGCCGGGGCCGCGAGGGGGTAGGCCGGTACTCCTATGTTATTGGTTATATCCTTACAACTTGTTTCTGCGTTTGTCAACCCTTTTTTGGGGTTTTTTCGTACCATCATTAAAATGTTGTCGCCGGTTATCTACCTGAATATCGTCACCGAAAATATTTATCATCATCTTTTCTTGAGCGTAATCACAGAACCGACGTTTGCCCTGAATCATTACCCAATTGGAAGTCCCCGTATCTTCAAAACAGGCAGGCATCTGGTGCCTGGTAGGACACGTAGTTTTTAGTTCTTTCAACGAAACGCCCCTCACCATAATAAGATGCTGTTTGTCGCACGAGATAGCAATAACAGGCACCAACCAAGGCCGCAACTCAAAACAAGTATTCCATATAATAAATTCACGGCTGTTACTCACATAATAGGGTTGTCTCTGCACTTTAACCACCCACTCGGGGTTATCCCGATGGGCGTATACCTCACGATATGACCCTTTCGCAATAAAATCCCCGAGTGGGAAGGACATTATGACTACCTCTTGTGCATCTGGCTTATCTTGCGTTCAACTTCCGCACGAAATGCGGCATCGTTCCAGTACCGGTCGTCGTTCACCATAGATTGGATCTGTTGAGGAGTTACCTGCGGTTCAGACTGCTGGTTCATAGAAGTCTGTTGCTTATCATACCCGGCTTTCATCATATTGTAAAGGCCCATAACCCCACTGGCAGACTTAGCCATGTCCTGAACTGCGCTTTCAGGGAAATTCCGATACGCCCACTCTCTTAAAGCGGCCATGCGGTCCTGAAATTCCGGAGTCTGAGGGTCCATACCCCATTGACGCCCAAGCCGCTCCTTTTCTACTTCGGCAGTTTTCTCTGCCATAGCGGGTAACACACTCTCAGTAAAGTAATCCATAACTTTCTGGGCCTTTTCCTCAGATAGCCCCAGCTCTTTAAAAAACTCCGTATCACCCTCCCCCAGTTCGTCCACACCCTCCGGAAGTTTGAGGTTTTCATATTTCTCAGGGGGGGTATTGGATTCTTTTAGCTGCTGTAATTCCTCGATCACTTGCGAAGGGGACTCATACCCCTCCGGAAGATCAAACTTTTCTCGGATTTTCTTCCCCATCTCGTTGTAAGCCTGAGCCAGCTCTTCCACGGTCTGGAACTTTTCTGGGAGCCCTTCTGGGCGGGTGCTTGGGTCTACCTGTGGCTGGACGTTGGGGTCGTTTCCCTGCACATTATGGTCCGCATCGGGGGGCTGCACTCCTTGGTCTTGCTGATTGGTATCTGGTGTGTCGCCAAACAGGTTCTCTTCGCCTTGGTTGTGCCCAGGTTCGGGGGCCACGGCGGTGTCATCACTCATAAAATCCTCCTTCGTGTAAGATAAAAGATGCTATTGCACGTTTTCCTTCCGCAAAAGCTACTGTTTCTGCGGATCTTCCTGGCTGAAAAGACGCTGCGGTGGTTAGTTTAACTAACCAATCACGTAAAACTTTCTGTTCATTGCCTTTAATAGCTCTGCGTAAGCACTTCTGCAGTTCTTTCTTCTGCTCATCGCGCTGGTGCAGGGCCTCCTGCTGCTCCTGTTCCACCTTGCTCCCCTCCTTGTTGTTCTTGTAGTTGTACCATGGCTTCAGACCCTTGATCCATAAGCGCCTGTACCTCTTCTTCATTCCGCATCAATTTTTGGGGGATGCCTTTTATACGCCCAACCTCTCTTAGTGCGGCGTGAATATCCAGGGCAAGCCCCGCTTTAGGATCAATTTCCCCAAACGAAGCTACAACTTGGGCATACTCCAATATATTCTGCTCTTCCTGCACCCACTGTGCCCGGGCTAAGTCAGAAACAAACACTGCGTTTACGTTATACCCGTCCAATTGTAGCTCCGGAGGGACTAAATCCCTCTTGCCCAGTTCATTCACAACGAGTCTGAGTATTGGGGTAAGTATTTCATACTGCAATCTGGCTATAGTTGCCCCCAATTCCTGCGCCACAATCCGGGATCTTTCCCGTATTTCAGTTGCGCTCTTAGGGGTTTTCTCTAAAGGGCCAAACTGGTCGGCTAAGAATATCTGCCGTATACTGGCAGTGAGTGATTCCATGGACCATTGACTTATGTCGAAGTGGGAAGCATTCTGCAGCGGGGCTATTGACTGCTCATTCGGACTGTTTGAGGCCACTGGAATCATAGCTCCGGGTTCGAGAGATATAACCCACGGGTTAATAACTCCATCATCGACTACTGTATACACCCCAGAAACGGCTAAGGCGGCATTTTTAAGAGATAATTCCTTGAGTTTATTTAGTGCTCGTACGTCACCTAAGGCCCTTAGTCCAGGCCCACGGCCATAAGGGGTGCCCGGGAGTTTAGACCAGCGAGTACCAAACATTCGGGGGAAGGCATTAACTTCCTGTTCAAGTATGGTCTTCCTTTCTTTAAGCCGGATTAAAAACTGCCACTGGCCATCAGCGTCGCGGGCATTGAACATCTGCACTTCATGGCGGGGATTATCTGGATCATTTTCGTTCTCTGAAATCCAGTTAGAGTCTAAAGAGTCGGCCCAAGAGCGCATAATATCTCTGAAGGACATAAACACCTTCCGGGCCACGGCTGAAATTTTCCCTTCGTTGTCTTCTTCAAACGCACATTCTGTCACCGGTAAGCATTTAAAATCAATACCGTCTTCTTTAGGCCATGCAGATATAACAGCAGATCCACCTACTATCCGATCCAGAACCGCCGGTTGCATCTCATGATAAAAATTACTATCCTGCAGGACGTGATGCACAAGATCCTCCACGTACTCCAGCATAGGACGAATATGTTCTATCTGCCCATCATCTCGGATGTTTGCCCCGGGTTCAAGCCGAAACCACTTTTTCCAGGGAGGTACAAGACCGGTAATTATGAGGTTAGTAAGTTGTTCAGCGGCATCAATAGCAGTTGAGTCAAACACATGTTCACCAACTGATGCGGGGGTTTTCTCATGCGGTTTAGTGAAGAACATTGCCCGCTCGGGGGCGATATAGTCATACACCGTTTGCCACAAGGGTACCCACTGCTGTCGGTTAGTAAACATCTGCTCGATGCGTTTGTCCAGCGAGCGGTTATAATCGTTCATGGCTTACTCCTTAGCCGAGAGTATCTCTATCCCTCTGTGCTTGGCCCAGTGTATCGAAAAGACTTCTTTCAG